TGCTGGCGTTTTTGCCGGTGGATTTATGGCGGGTATTACAGTTTGGTTAATCGTATAGCGGAGAAAATGACATGACAGACGACATCTCACGAATCCTCGGGCAACTTGAAAGCTCTATTAAATCGCTAAGCGAACAGCAAACGCAGTTTCGGCTGGAGCAGCGGGAAGACCTTCGGGAAATCTTTGACCGGCTGGACGACTTGAGCGTGAAGGGTTGCGCGATTGGCAGGCAGAATGTAGAGGCAATTAAAGAGTTGAAGGCGCGTCCTGAAAAACTCGTTGGCCTCGGGAGCGCGATTGCATCGGTGCTGATGTTTTTGGCAAATGCGGTCATTTGGATTGTCATGCGGGTGAAAGAATGAAAGTTGAACGAATCAGAACAGACCTTGGCGAGCGGGTATTTGAACTCGCGTGCGAATGCTCGCCGGAGAGTATTTTGCTTGTAAATCTGCTCAAGGAATCGCCGTGCTACAACCCACAAACGGGCGTTTCCAGGTGTCTGCGGTGTGGGGAGGAGTTGCACCGGGACGCTATACTGGCTGAGGAAACGAAAGTCAGGGAACACTGGCAGGCGCAAAATGAAGATACGGGGGAGGCGATAAATGAATGAGATACAATGCCGGATAACAATCGTCCCCGCTCCAGATATCGCTCCGGACGCTTTCCGGGGGCATTGTGAACATTGTGCAAAAGAATTACCTGCAACGCCCGAAAAAGGAAACGAATGGAAGGAGAAAAAATGAAGAATCTCTCAAAAGCTGGTGGCATAACATTTCCCCTGCGGTCCAGCCTGTTCTGGTATGACAACGTTGACCGCAAATACGAATCCACATGGCCGCTCTTATGCGATAACTGGGATGCAAATAAACGCATGAGGTGCTTGCAAAAGCAAATTGAATATGGATGCAATACGCTGACATATTTCCTCTATCACTTTGACGACTCCGGATGTCGCGTATCGCCTTTAATCGGCAATCCGAAGCCGGAAGATATTGCCGCTGGAAATTTGAATTGGGACTGGACAAAAATCGCGGCGTGGTGGCCTTACTTTGAACTCGGCAACTTACCGGGAATATGCCTTATCCCGACGCTCTTTTGCGGCGACAGCAGACGGGCAACGAATAACACGGCATTCCACAGAGCGTTTATCCCGCCGGTCGTGCAATCCATCCACCCTTATATCACCGGCATAAACATTGCCAGCGAGGCCAGCAAGACCATGTCCACCGCGCAGATGGAGGCCATGATAGAGGTTGTTATCGCTGCATGGAAGGCGGCCAATCTCCCGCGCAAATTCGTCGGAGTGCATTTGCAATGGAACGGGCGCGACCGGCTGCCGGCAAATGCTGATTTTTTGATGTATGAATTTTCGTGGCATCCGGGGGAGGGACACAAACATTCGGTTGACGATGTGATAAACGAGGCGAAAAGGATAATCGCGGCCTCGCCCCTGCCGGTGCTGTTTCAGGAGTTGACGATTGAGTGCGAAACTGAAATTGCCCGCGAGCAGTCAAGGGCGTTGGTTGGATTGCCAGATGTGTATATGATTCCGGGGCCGACATGAACGCATCAAGCATAATTTTAATCATCAAGGAAGCCGCGCCCGTGGCCCGGAAGGTCTTGGCGTGGATTAAAGCGAGGAGAAAGCGGAGGGCAAAATGACGGAGAAAATTAAGAGGGCGGAAAGATGGAAGGAATACCCGGTAAAGACAGAAGTTGAGATTTTAACGCCGCTTGATTATCGCGACATGGGGAACGGACTGGAAGTAAAGTTGATCGCGCCCTTCCTCGTGCGGCTGATTGAACACTACCACGACGGGACGATAGAAATACGGCTCATTGAAGTACCGGCAGAATTTATTTCCGACCTGGCGTCCGTGCCGCGGCTCGCGCAAGGATTGATTCCGAGGTTTGGCAAATGGAACGCAGGGGCAGTGGTTCACGACTGGTTGTATGTGCATGGTAAAATTGAAGGCCGGGCGATCACTCAGGCGCGCGCAGACCGGATATTTCTGGCAATCATGCGAGCGACAAAAGTTGGCTGGCGCAAAACACCGATGTTTATTGCCGTGCGAATGGGGGGAAAATCAATGTGGGATGCAAACCGGAAGCGGGACTCTTTGATTGAGGAGGGGAAGCTATAAGGCGCGATAAATTTGAGATTTGAGGGAATTTTAAATTTCAGAAGGTGGAGAGATAAAAGATGGAAGCGGCATCAATAGCTGAAATTTTAGCGGAGAATAAGGCGCAACTGAGCGAGGCGGCGGAGCATAAGGGGCTTGGCGAGGATGTGTTCTGGCGGTTTTGGCTCGTTGGCCAGGACGATCTGGACGGCTGTATCGCATACCTGAAGGCGCAGACGACGATTCTGGAGCCGATGAAGGGGACGCGCTGGTTCCGGAGCGGGATTTGGTATGCCGGCGAGGTGAGCTACAAGACGGGGAATGCAAATCCTCTTGTTGCCAGCGGCGGGACTGGGTTGATGTGGTTGCTTTATCAGCAAGTCAGCAAGGGCGACAAGATAATTACGATTACCGAGAGTTGCGCGGCTTATACAAAAACGCGGGAAATCCACACCTATAATCCGGAAATACCCGATGGCGCGGCGGTAAAAGGGCAGGTTATCAACGTGGAAGCTACGCCGACCGAATTGGGCCGGGAGCGGACGGTCCAGGAAACGACCGTCCCGAAGGACCAGGTGGCGGAGAGTTTTAATGAGAGCGCGGCGGCATCATCCAAGAAGACCTTGCATACGGAGAATGCGACGGACTTGACGAAGCCGGAGGCCCCCAAGGGGACAATTATTAGCCAGGAAGCGGATCGGACGGTGGCGGGGAATCA